AAAAGCATAATCCTTCCGCCATTAGGAAAATCAGCACGCAGTTCAGTTTCATTAAAGGTAACGCCTGGTATAACACCTGCATAATATTTAACATAATCCCAACTAATTCTTTTCGCTTGGGTAAAAGTAGGAGCTACTAACGCAACTCTTGGTCTTGGAAGTGGACAAGTTAACGCATGTTTTATCATGTGATTAACAGCAAACACAGTTTTGCCAAATCTTCTGTGCATGACTAACACATTCCAACGCTTGAGACTTTCGTGCATCTCCGCCTGTAAGTCTCTTGGCTTATATGGAATCTTTACTTGAGCCATCAGTTTCCCAAACTACTCTTAAAGTGCCATCACTTATCTCAACACCTGTTCTTTGCTTTGCTTCGCCAAACCTGTCAGGCAACACCTTTTGCACTTTCCACCTTACATGAGAAGCATAATCTCTTAAAAGGTTAGGGTCATATCTCTTTCTGCCATGCAGACTGTCCTGATACATATCTTCCACATCTTCTAATGCTTTTTCAGCAGACTTTCTCTGTGCAGACTTAACTGTGTCGGATAAATCATTGTCTTTGTCCATGTGGCGGTAAAAGGTAGCTCTGCTTACATTGTTATCTTCACATGCCTTAACAAGCGTGTAGCCGTCTGTAATCGCCTTTACTATCTTGTTTTTCTTGTAGTTGCTAATTGTCATTGTGTGTTTATAGGTCAGTTAATATATATATAAAGTGGCTCCGTGTGTCTGGGCGTGTGCCATTCCAAAATGCCGCCCCCATGCCTTGCCGTTGCTGTTCTATTATTATTTTATTTACTGCT